GTAGCAGTGAATTGAGCACGATAGACAGTAAACTTCATGTCTTCATACTGGTCTGCTGTCCAAGTAGATGCGTTTTGCGACTTGAATAAGACACCAGCATATGGCTGCTCAGATATAGTCCTTGTACCAGAGACATCAATGTCACCCATTCGTGATATCCATACTGTATACTCATTAGAGTCAGACAGTAACACGAAACAATATTCAGTAGATGCTTTAATGTATACAGGTGACCTGAATGTAAAACGAGATGGAATTGCTGCGTTATCAGACAATTCAATATCACTTGGGTCAATTGTTACATCAGAGAATGGTAGAATATCCTTAGTAGGATAACCATTTTCCATTGTCCTTATCTGCATAGAGATAGGAATGTTTTGATCCTTAGTCTTAAAGAAACAATCAATACCAGTTAGGAATACACCACCTTCTTCATCAACAATAAATGATTGAGCAAGAGGGTCATACCAACCAATCTGTCTAGTCTCAGTCCTAGTTGTAATAACCTGTCTAGTATCAGATACTGTGTCTCTAACCAACTCAGCGTTACGGACTGCAAGTATATTTTCTCTAATAGTCCTTAATGTACCAGAAGCAGTGTAGGTAGTTTCAGCAGAAGAATCTACTTCTCCACTTGCCTTACTATTAGTGCTGCTAGTGGTGAAACGGAATGTCCTAGTACCTGTTGCCCAACGTGGGTTGGAATCATTACCTGGGTTAGGAATGAAGAAAGAACCTTTTAGACTACCAATGTTATCCGTTAATAGACGACGGTCTTTAACAACTGCACGTGCACCAGATGTCTGTCCTACTAATACTTCTCCGACAACAGCGTTACCAAAATAGTTTGGGTTAACACTTTCGGATAGTGATGTGGTATCAATATTAAGGAATGGTGTTTGTGATGCATAAGACTCTGCTAGTGCTGTACTACCAGTGCCATATGGGTCTGTCTTATATCCATCATTTGCTGCAGCAACTTTGAATCTACAACCTGATACACTACCAATGACTGTCTCACCAACAACGAAAGGTGTCTCATTGGTGTTAGGGTCAGCAGTAGATGACTTGACCAATTCAATAACTTTAGGTGTGATATAAGTTGATACGTTAACACCATCGAAGAATGCATACACTCTTGTGCGAGGCTTCATTCTTTCAACGTTGAATGCAACGTTACGTGACCTAATCCAAGGTATAGCAGTTTGAGATAGAATAGTATCTCCAAGAGATTTCTTATCAATCTTTGCTACAACACGTGTCTTAATACCTTGACGTGCTTGGTTGTTAACAACCCTCCATGTCCTTCTTTGGTGAACGAATAGAGGCTGTCTTCCCTGACCGTGACCCAATCTACCGAGTCTACGACCACCTGCACTGAATGAACCTGACCTGTTTCGGAACTGTGAAGTAGATTGTAGTGATTCACCAGTCCAGTTGGTTCTCCATGAACCCCACTGAATAGGAGCGAATCCATTCTGGTCTACTTGAAGGTCTCTACTTACAGCAGAGAAGTCACCTTCTACGTTCTCAACACGTGCAGGAAGACGATTAATATCAACCCAGTCATCTGATGCAGGAGTTAGGTCAACACGACCAATGAAAGTAAACACGTTAAATGGGTTTACATTCTCTACCCTAGAAGCATATGGTTGAGTAATGATTGCTAAATCTTCCCATGGTAGCAATGCCATGTTACCAGGAGTCTTAACTATATTAGTTGACCCTGCTAAGTCTAATTCTAGTGGTACGTTTGACGTGTAGTGTGACGGTCTGAGGAATCCGTTTTGGAAGTCGAGCGAGCACTTGTAGTCAACGTTGAGCACATCACCGACGTTATGGTCAGTGAAGTCGTCAACAACGTAGCCGTTCTTAAGACGGTCAAATCCGTTATCGTCATAGGTCTTGGTGTTTTCTGCTTGGACTTCTAGCAGAGACAGAGATGTGTAGTATTCTACATGCTCAAGTCTTGTTTCTAAATCACCAATATCCTTCATGGTGTAGCGACGGATAATCTCAGGACTAATGAGAATATCTCTTTCTACATCATAAACGTAAGGACGGTATTCAATTTGTGCTAGAAGCATTGCGTTTTGAATACCATCTGGAGGTGGTAAATCTTCTGAGGATATACCTTGTACTATCTTAAGTTGATTATCGTGCGTTAAGTATAGTTTATCTGCACGTGGTAGATAGTAAGCATAATCCATACGGATCTCAGTATTCACCTTAGGAATATCAAAGATGGTTGATCCGCCGACACCTCCAGAGGTATCAAATTGTCTTGCAGCGAAGTCCAGTGATGCACAATTCACATAGAATGGTGCTGAAACGGTACCAGACCCAGACGCTAATTCACCTACACCTGGACGGAAGTCTACTTGGTCTCTCAGGAAGTTAATAGAACCGTCTAGTTTGTAGATGGGAATATCTTTATAATCTATACCCGTGTATGATTGAGCAGCAAAATAGTCACCTGATGATTCATGGACAAAGTAGTCAAAGATAACTAACAGTTTGCGAATCGGTGGGGTATATTGAGGATAACGTGTAATCTTACATACGTCATAGTAATGTGCTTTTTGACCTGGCTCAAGAGTAAACTGAGTAGTAACAACTTTACTACCTCTGAATACTGACCCATCAGCATCATCTACAATTGCAGATAGTGGTAGTCCATCGTCATCCTGGCCATCAATAGTCTCACCCGCAGCAAATGGAATCTCATTGAGCTGCACATAATACAATCTCAATGTAGAGTTAATGAATTGAATAACCCTACCACGAGCACCTGAAGTTTTACCTACAATAACTGTCCCATTATCAAAGAATGTGGACTCTGTTAGGACAACATATGGTGGTGTTGCATCGTTATCATCTTCAGATTCGTATACAGCATGCACCTTATATACGTCATTCAAAGCGAATGAAATCTCTTCGTCTTCAATACGGGTGCCATATAGGTTACCATAGGCAAGTCCATATTTCTGTTGGTCGTTATTGATTCTAGTTCTTACGACCTTCATAGCCCGCATCTTAGCTGCGGTCTTAATTTTCTTACTAACAATATTCTTAGATACTAGAGCAGTCAATTTAACTGTATTGACATTTGCTAGACCATCAATAGTAACTGACTGTCTATCAGCACCAAAAGTAACTGTCAAAGTACCTGCATCATTCAATGCATCAATGTTAAGGTTTTCACCTACACTCCATGCACTTCCTGACTCAGCAATAATAGTTAGAATATAGTTTTCATCATCTAATGTTGCAAACTGTTCTGATTCTGGTAGTGAAATAGTAACACCACCTGATACTACAGTCTTATTAGTGAATGTCCTGTAAACAAAGAATGATTCGTCAGAGATTGACTTCATTGATGTCCGTGGACAGTCAATTGTTAATTCACCATTCTGATAATCCTTCTGGAATACGAAAGGACGCATCCTCACTAAGGATGTTACCTCAGCATCGTTAACAGTACCTTTCTTAAGACCAACCTCTAGTAATGCATACTGGTTTAAGTAGTCAAAAATATACGATGACTGACCTGTTGCAGCATTCTCAGAACTAATGTTTAGAGCAGTAACATCAACTGTTGCAACTCTAAGAGAATTTTCACCTTCTCCAGATGTATTAGTTGAAGTTACAACTTCACCTGGTCTTAGGTCATTAGCAAACTTAGATCTGAAACCTTCTAATCTTGAATTACCTGCTTGGTCGATAGTGATAGTAGACCCTTCGATTTCTCTCTGGTCATTCAGTAGCCAGTTGCAACCAAAAATAACGGTATTACTATTATTTCTTCCAAGGGATTTACGTACATCTGTGACGTTAAACGTATGAGCTGCTTCAAGAGTACCGACAACACGTCCGTCTCTCTCAATAACTTCTCCGTTAATAAAGTTACCAGATACTTGCTCTAATCTACAGTTTGTACCTGTACCTGCTTCAGCAACGAAACCTGTTGCTTGTGATGAGCGTCCTCTGAGTAAGTCACCAACTGCCACAGTAGTATTACCTGCTGCAAAGTTGATGGCAGTAAACATCTGGACATCAAACAACCATAGATCCCATACACCTGTTGTGCCAGAATCCTGTAATTGGACAGTACGGCACCTACCTATCATTGTACCAGTTACGGTATTGGTAGTGTTTAGTGTCCAATCGTCATACAACTCTAGTGTCTGATAAGCAGCAGTAACACCCTCACCAGTTAGATCTGGCCACCCATATACGTCGTAGACTTTTACATACTGTCCTAGCCTGAATGCTAGAATGGCGTTATTTACTGACTCAAAGTCTCTTGGTTTGGGAGCATCCACATACTGTGGTACTAAAAATTCTGTCCTATATCCCTTAACATATGCACGTCCTGGAGATACCTCAAATGATACCAAATCATCAGAAGTAACTGCACCACCTGAAGTGGTTTCACCAGCACGATAAACACCATTGTTAAAACCATCATCAAGACTTTCTCTTGCTTTAACAGTAAAGGTGTCGATTACATAGTCACCACTTTCCTCGAAGGTTCTTCTTGCGAGAGATCTTTCAAGTTCTGAGTAAGCAGTGTGAGTAACGAATTGCTCAACCTTTGAATTGTTGATACGCAGTAATTCAATGAAATTCTTATCAGTTTCGTCTGCGATTGGCTTCTTAGTGAGAGAAGTTTTAATTCTAAATCTGTGACCACCTGGAGCAGAATAGTTAGATGTGCCAGCTGCGTTGTCATTAAGTGATGGGTCGTCTTCTGGCGTAACGATTGACTCACTGACCTCAAGTCCAACTCTGTAGGAAGGGTTGTTACTGTATTGATCAAGGATGAGATATGAGGATGGAACATCTACAAAATGACCTCTAATAAAGTAAACACCAGCATTGATATATGCTGTAGAAGCAACAGCAGTAGAATCAACTGGTAATAACTGAGCGAATGGTGACCCAACCTCAATCAACGTAGTCCCGAAGGTGATTTCATTTTCGGCCAATAATTGCTCGTTGGGCTGAAAAGTCTTGAGGGTAGTGTCACTAGTAGTGTCACCCGACTCAACATACTTAACATATAATGTAATGTATCCCTTCGTAGACTCAGTAGAGGGGATAGAATATAATACTTTTGCCTTAATACCAGTCGTTATACCTTCAATAATCTGACCATTTAACTGTGTCCGATAGGTCTCAACGTCTACACCTAAGAAAGATTGTTGAAGTACAATAGCTTGCACCTGCAGGTCATAACCAACCTGACCAGGTATAACCATACTTCCTTCTTTAAAGAAGTGTTGACCGACTGACTCCAATTGATTCTGGAGTATAGACTGCATCGTGGTGAGCTCACGTGCCTGTATAGGATAGCCTGGTCTAAAGAGGACTCGATAAAAATTCTTATCTTTATCAAAGTCGTCAAAGTAAGGACTAATATTTAAATTGGTATTCTGTGGCATTTCTTTAGAACTCGATTACGATTTTGATGTCTTCAATCTGGTCACCAGCACGAGTAATTGCTCCTCTGTTATCTATGTAGATAACGTCACCAGAGTTGGGGTCAACCTCTGCTTTTGCATAACCGTTGGTGAATGCCATACCCAAATCATATTCAGCATTGTTAATAACCCTCGTAGAGGATCCAGAAACAATTGGGAAGTTGATGTCTGGGTCAGCAGACGCACCTGATGTAGCACCCACAATTGGGTTACCACCTTCAAACTCGATTAGGTTACCAGTGAATTCAGGGAAAACACCGTCAATCCTATTCTGATAATACTTAAGCACTTTAGTAGTGCTATTCCATGAAATAACCCTACCTCTTGCAGTAACCTGCTGACCACCAACGGTCCGAGATTGGGTAATAATTTCATCCGTCTGGAAGTTTCCAGTAAATGTAGGTGCAAAAATTGCAGCCTTAGTGGCACTTAATGTCAGGTCGGATGTTAATTCCTGAGTGCCAAACTTGTTAGGATTAATGACTAGTCCAATACGACGATAGTCATTATCAGTTGGGAAGTCACCGCTACCTTCAGCGTATGTGAATTTGGTGTTAATCATCACACGGAATCCACCCAACTCAGTTGCAGGTGATGCACCATGTCCTAGTGTAGGAGGAATAACAACCTCAACACTACCACCAGTACCTGTTCCAGCACCAATACCATTAACCTCATCGATGATAACCTTACCAAAGGTATATCCAGATCCACCAGATGTAACAGTAGCAGAGGCAATACGACCACCATCTACAACTAATGAAACCCTACCACCTACACCGTCTCCTTTAATAGGACAGTTTTCATAGGTGCCGTTGTTATATCCCGCACCAGATGATGCAATAATAATAGTATCAATTTCTCCACCAATAGCATCTGCTACCACTGCTGTATCAGACAGCACAGGCATATACTCATTAGAGAAGAATTTCAATACTTGTCCGACGGGAATAGTAAACATATACTTCCAACGATAACCATCGGCGGTAGTAATAATAGAAGTACTAGTTCCAGTAGGTTCAACTGTAGAAGGTTTTCCGTTAGGGTCAGAAGGTGAAGTACCATTATAGATGCATTTATAGACTTGATATGAAGAGTTAACAACATAGAAGTCAGCATCATATAGTTTAGTAGCACCAGAAGAAGCAGTCTTTGTTGAACTGTAATCGTGGCGATACATGTCATAAACGTAACCCAATCCACCAGTTGTTTGCTCTGGGGGAATCCAGTCAGTACGACGAATAACCTGAATGGTGTCATTTGCTAACACTCTCTTCAGGGAAATCATATCCGAATAGTCATCGGAAAATTCTTGGAAAGAATCTACTGGGTCAGGTGGCGCATTCTCGTTATCCCAAGGTTGGGGTCGGCCTATAAACACATACAGGCGATCCCTAGAAGTACCTGCCTCTAAGTCAGACTGTGTGGGTATAGGACCTTCAAGTGCTTTCCTAAACCTTTCGGCAGTAAAAATTCTAAATTGGTCGGTAAGTAACGCCATTGTACACGAATTGCCTTCTTTTTATTTATGTGGGTTATTCATCCTCATTTCTAACGTAGGTGTCATAAGCGACTGAAACTATAGGAGCTTGCACTCCTGAGGAGTTACCTCTTAAAGTTTCACCTACTGAGAAATAGAATGTTGGGTCATTGCTTTCTATGCTTGTAACTGTTATAGTCTGTTGTCCTTCTTTAGGACCATCTACTCTAGTAACAGTAGTAGCAGTTAATCCTGATGTTAGTCCCTCTACCTCCTCAGGTGGGACATAAGCAACACCTGCTGTTGGTGTTCCTACTATAATCTCTGCAGTGGAAGTATGAGTATCACCATCACCCAAAGCACCAGCAGATAAAACAGTTGCTACAAGTGGGTTAAGGTTTGCGTCATATATCTGGTCACCTTGCTGGAATAGAGTAGTGTTGGTACCACCAAGTGTTTCCTCTATACCATATTTAGATGATGCAATACCGCCATCAAGATTAATTTGATTTTCAAACTCAGTACCAGTATTAACTAAGTCGATAATACCATCACCATATTGTGTTATACCTTGCTCATCTTCATAAGATTCGTCATCATCTTCAAACTTCCTGTTAAGGATAAGACCTAACGGTTCAGTAAATACGACGATGTTAACACCTTCTGCCTCAAGTAAAACGTGTGGTTCAACACCAGTACCAGATGCACCTGCAGTTCCAGCCACAAATGCTATAATCTGAGATTTTTCATTAGACCTACCACCATCAATAAACGCTAATTCATCGACTTGGAAGGTTAAATATAATGCTTTCTGTTCTACATCCCAATCATAGACAATAGCAACTCGGTTGTTTGAGTTTTCTACAACACGTCTTACTTTATCTGTTACATTGAATGTATAAGAAGTCAAACCAGTATTGGGATCATCCTGTAGGTCATCAAGAATAACCTTCTGGTCAAAACGGAAGTTAATACCCCTATCACAACCAGTGAATGAGTCAACAGTAGCACCGTCAACACCAGCAGCAGTCTTACCAGTGTATCTGATAATCTCTCTACCCAATAATATCTTACCTGAACCTGAATATGGAGCTGTAGTCTGTACAGGTATGGTAGTTTGACCTGATGTAATGTCTTGAACAATACCAGATAGATTAAATATGCTTGAATTTAATGATTGCCTAACTCTTGCAGTCCTAATTAGGTCTGTATCTCTGGTAAAGATGATTTGTGGAGCAGCAACATAACCTCCACCACCTGCTAGGAGGTCAATATTGGTTATTTTACCTAAATCGATGAATGCTTCGGCCGTTGCACCACTACCACCGCCTTTTATTATCTGTATTAGGGGTGGAGTCTCGAAAAATTCACCTTCATTTGTTAAAGTAATGGAAGAAACTTGTCCAAATTGACTAACTTCAGCAACACCAGTCGCTCCTTGACCTCCACCACCCGAAATAATGATATTTACATCTTCTTCAGTGTAATTTCTACCCTGTTGTTCAATCGCTAGACCTGTAATTAGTCCTGTAACAGGCACTAATTCTGCTCCAGAGCCTCCACCACCTTCAATTCTAGCAGTTGCATTGAAATAAGTGTCTCCTGGAGTAGTTATTTGAATAAAATCTATCCCACCATCTTGTTTTAGGTAGACTTGACCATCTGCATGACCATCAGAACCATCATCCTCAATGATGAGACGTAATGGATCGTATCCTTCACCTGGATCCAAGACCTCTACAGCAGTAATTACACCTCCATCACCCTCAATTACTGCTCTTAACACAGCATCTCGGATTGGAGTGCCACAATTTTCAATACGAAGACGTGGTGGATCTGCTGGATCATAACCACTACCACCATTTACGACATAAACATCCCTGACCCCAGATATACTATTGAATATGGGGATGATTTGTGCACCAGATCCAGGAACTGTTCTTGACATATTAGACCACTGTGAGATTTCCTACCATTGCAGAGTGCATAGTGCATTGATACACGTATGTCGTACCAGCAGCAACAGATTGCGGTACTGTATAATATTGGACACCATTCTGTGCACCACTCACACCATCAGTTACAGCACTACCACCTGCTGATTGTCTGATAGCAATAGGATGAGCGTTACCAGTTGCGTTATCAAGTCTATATGTAAATCCTCTATAGATGTATATCGTAGGATTATCTGTAGAATCATTAACACCACCACCTGCAACTCTATATGCAGCATCACCATTGGCAGTGAAATAAAGACCTATGGAAGGAGTAGTTACTTTTTCCCATTCCGACCCATTAAAGATTGCATTATCATGTCTAACTGCATCACTAGGTAAAGGATTATCTACATTTACAGTAAGTGTATTAGCAGTTGCTGCAGTAGTAGCACCTGTGCCACCAGCAATATCCAATGTCGATGTCGCTAATGCAGCAGTTGTTGTACCACTATCTCCTGTGATTGTCCTAAAGACTTCTTGAACTACGTTTGGAGAGTCATTAGTAATCGTAAGGTCATCTCCTGAAATAGCAGTACTAATACCAGTCCCACCAACGAAGTTAATAGTAGAAGTTGCACTACCTGCGGTTTTGTTTCCTGAGTCACTACCGATAACACTATAAAGATTCTGATCAGGATCACCAAGTGTTCCTGTCATATTAATAGTTAGCGTGTCACCTGCGATTGAAGTCGAGATGTTAGTGCCTCCCGCAACTGTAAGCACATCAGTAGGAGCACTAGCAGTAGTACTGCCAGTGTCAGCAGTGATTCCTTCAAAGAGGTTTTGAGTTGACCCACCACCTCCAGCAGCTGTCTCATCATTCTGTGGTTCCCATTTTGAATTACTAGCACTCCACTTTAAAACTTGTCCATCAGAGGGTCCACCTCCAACTGTCATATCTACATCATCAAGTAAACCAATACCACTATTCTCAGAAAGAAGTGGCACCCATGCTGCACTAGTTCCTACCCTTGCTTTACCATCAGCAGATACATATGCAAACATACCATGATGAGTAGCAACATCAGGCAAATCTCCTGTTGTTGGGAAATGATTACTATACTTTAGTTTACCGTCATCACCATCGATATATGTCAATGCAGCACCTGTACCACCAGCCCACAATTTAATATCTCCACTACCGTTTGGTTGGACAGTTATATCTCCATTTGATGCAGATACAATTTTCTGGCCATTAACATCAACGTCCTCGGTAAACTTGTTAAAGGATCCTTCTGCAAACTGAGCACCATTCCACTTCAGAAATTGGTCAGCTGCGGGTGTGCCAACGTTAATTTGTAAATTGGTATCGTTACCGAGATTGGTATACAATTCATCAATGACGCTATTTAATTTGATAGCACCATCTCTCAGACTATCACCAGTCCCGTCGTTTGCCGACGATCCAATATTAAGGTTTTGCTTTGCCATGGGTACAGTGTTCTACAGGGTTATTTAGGTGCCATCATATGTTTGTGCGGTAGAGTCAAATGTGCTGCTAGTGCTATCGAATCTATTAGCAGTGCTACCTCCACCACCAGCACCAGTAACAGTAAGTGTCGCTGCATTAGAATCTAATGGTGAATTAGATGCTGGTTGTGGTGCTCCAATAGGACCAGCAATTCTACAACGATACTTATATCCAGTCATATACGACAACGCAGTGACTGAGTATGTGTTAGTTGTTGCTCCAGTTACAGCAGCGAATGCAAATCCACCGTCTGTAGACCTATACCATTGATAGGTAACAGGTCCATCTTCTGGACTGACAAGTTTTGTAACCGTAAATGTAGCAGTTTCATTAGCATTAACTGTGACATTTGCTGGTTGTAGAGTAAACGATAATGTAGGAGGTGGACCTTGCTCTCCACCACCTCCTCCACCACCTTGCTGGACAGGATTACTACCATTGTCAGAAGGTGCATTTATAGTTTCTCTTGTCTTATTTCCTATAATGAATGGAAATTCTGCTAAATCTGTATTAGTATCGTCAACTGTTAGGAAATAAGCATAAGTCCCACTAGGATACTCTGGGGTAATGGTAAATCTACCATTATGAATATCTAAATCTCCTACACCTTCAACATATTCCCAGTCCTCCATAAGTGTTCCTGCAGGAGGATTGTCAGTTGTATTACC